CAACTACTGTTCCTGTTGAAGGCATAGTAAAAGAAAAACGATTTACTCCTCTTACAAATAAACTTTCATCAAATGATTTAGAATCAATAAAAGATAAATCTATAGTATATGTTTCTCCTCTATATTTAAAAGTATAATCTTTACCATATCCTAAAATACGAGCTGCTACCATAATAGCATTTTTATCACCAATAATTAAATCATCAAAATTAATAGGAGATACCACTAGGGACTTTAATAAACGATCAATTACAGTACCGTTTTGAATATATGCTTGGTTAGTTAAAATATCTTCTTCTTTAGCGGTCATGTACTTCATTTCGATAGTACCGCTTGATAGAGGGTTTCCTTCGGGATAAATTAAACCTTTTGAAGGTAATTCGATTGTTTCTGTTGGTAACTTAAATTCCATATACTTGTTTAATAAAACTATTCTAGTTATACATATCAAGATAAAAAAAGAGCTTGACAGAATCAAGCTCAATTTTAAAAAATTTGTAAACTTTTATTAGAAGTTCAAAATACAGTAGTCAACGGCCATTTCTACTGTGATTTCAACAGCAGCATCTACTGTATCCCAGCTATAGGCACCCCAGTTTACGTTAGAAGGGAATGCTCCTTTAAGAATCCATTCGGACACTACATCACCTACGGGACCTAATACGTTGATAGTGATATCTTTCTTGTAGAAATCTGAATAACCGTCTCTACCAGTTACAGATTCGTGTGAAAGACGAACCCATTCAATTACAGCTTGAGCACCCGAAGGAGTGATTGGATCAAACAACGTCATTGTAATAGGGTTCCAAACTGATTTGCCTTTAACTTTGCGTTGGATATTGATGTGGTTTAGATCAACAACACCTTGTGTTAAAGATACCTCACTAATACCCTTAATCATGAATGATGGAATACCATCAACGTACATGATAAATCTATTAGGCTGTTTGGGTTCAAACGCTGTAAAAAATATTTCGTTTGGTGATAATACTGCCATTTTATTATTTATTTATTTTATTATAAATATTCATTCTTTAAATCCTTACGCTGGGAATGTAGCTCCAGTTGGTAACACATTGAAGTCTAGGATAATGAATTCAGCTGTTTTGGTTGGTTGTAAGTAAATAGCACCTACCATCTGATTTCTATCAATTACATCAGGTGTATTGTTTGAATCATCCATTACAACTCTGTAAGCGTATAAACCTTGACGTTGTTGTACTGTCTCTAAGTATGGATTAACTTGACTTAAGAATGCGTTTCTAGTAGCAGCAGTATTTTGTTCAAACACTAAGTTTTGAGCTACTTGACCGATGTACGACTTAAGAGCAATTAATAATCTACGAACGTTTACTCTATCAAGCGCAGATGCTTGTTTTTGTAACGTTTTCTGTCCGTATACTACAACACCTTGACCAGGGAACGTAGCGATTGGGTTAACATTACCTTGATATAATGTGTCTCTGTTACCTTGAGAAAGCTTTCTTTCTGCGGTAATTACGGTGCTTAATCCACCTCTATTAATACCCGCAGGAGCGAACCATGGTTCAGAGGAAGCGTCAGTAAACGCGTAAACCCCGCCAATCATTGTAGAAGCTGGTACCCACACGAAGTTACCTGAGTCTGGGTCAATTGTTCTTAACCAAGGCCAGTATATAGCAGCGTATGAGGTATCTCTAGCAGCGGCTCTAGTTATAGCAGCATTAATTGTAGAACCATAAGCTACAGGATCATATACATAAATGCTATCACCTCTATTTTGTGTATTATTTACAGCTGTTGTAATTTGAGATGTTTGGTTAGCATCTACTAATCCTGGGGTTAATAATACATTAAATCTGTAATCATCTTGGTTAGCAAGAAGATCTAACATGTCATCATAATCAGTACCTACTAAACCTTGTGTATCTGTACTGTTAATAGCTTCATAATAATTAGCAACTCTACCACTTGGAATAAGAGAACCAGCACCTCCAGTAAATGTGCCTCCATATGAACCACTACCTACTACTGGAATAGATCCAGTATAAATGTCTTTAGCAACACCAGCATTATTAAAATAGAAAGGAGTGTTGTTTACATAAGAAACTCTTACATAACGAGAAGCGTTAGGATATGAACCTGAAATTTCAATATAATTTTCGGTTGAATTATAGTTAAGGGTTTGGTCACCAATTACTCTAGCGATGTAGTTAGGTTGAGTTGGGTCAAGAGATAAGTTATTCCAAGTTTCAAGTACAACTTTGTTGTTATTATTATCATCACCTCTTCTAATTAATAAAGAGAATGTACCTGAAGCTGAGCTAGCTGTAGCTATTTCCCATCTAATATTATCAATTGAACCCGAAACAAGAGAACCTGAACCTCCTGTAATTAGGTTTTGAGATCCGGAGTTATTCCAAATTACTCCTTTATCAAGAGTTTCTAAAGTAAAAGAAGCGGTAAAGGCTGCTGAAGCACTTTGTGCTACTGATATAGAAGCACTAGCATAATCCCAATCAGCAGAACTTGAGACTACTCTAGTTACTAATAAAGATTCACCCCCATTTTGGAAATAGTTGTAAGCTGCAATTGAAGTAAAGTAAGTATAAACTTGATCATTACTTGAATTACTACCACTCATAAAGGTAGTACCAAAACGATTTTGGTAATCACTATAAGAAGTAACTACAGTAGGAATTTCTACAGGACCCTTTACTGTGGGGCCTACAATAGCTGCACCAACTGTTACTGGCTGTTGGGTGATAAATGACTGGTCGTTTTCTCTTGTTAAAACACCAGGTGATACTAAAGTTTCTGCCATTGCTAATAGGTTGTTATTTTATAATAAATATCAAAAAAGGATTCAAAAATCAACTAGATTTTATAAATTCCCAGGTTTCAGAATTAATAGATCCTTCTCCATATTTTTGTTGTAACCTAGCAGCTAATTGATTTCTTTTAATTTTAAAAGCAGCAATTTGTTTTTTTACTTCTAATTTTTGGTCTTCTAAATTTTGAATTTGATATTCAATTTCACCTAATTGAATTATAAATTGATTTTCTAGATTTCCTAAATCAGTTAATTCTTTTTTTTCGTCTTCTGTAATATAAACCTTTTCCATATGATATAAATATTATTTTTTATACTGAACGTATAATGTTTGTATGAGGGGGATAATAAGGAGTTAAATTTATTGGTAAATTATTATAGTAAAATAAAATAGTTTTTAAATTATTTATATTTAAATCTAATTCAATTATAGGATTTTCTTTATTAATTGTAAAATCATAATATAACCCATTAACTACAAAAGTTACTAAGATTTCTTTTAAAGGTAAATCATAAAAAGCAAATTTACATTGAGAAGTACTTAAAGCTAATTTAAAAGGATATTTTTCATTTAATACATTAAAACTTAGATTACTATGTTCGTACATTAAATCTGTAGTTTTATGATCTAGTATATCACCTCCAATTTTATCACATATAACTTCTATGTAATATTCTGCGATTTGACCCTTGCAAGTTTCAATATAATTTTGTTTATTTAATAAAGGATGAATTTTATTAATATTTTCTTTATTAAATGAAGCAAATATTCCCCCTACTTTAGAATTTTTAGCTTTAGTGCTTTTAAAAAATAATTTATTACGAGGATTTTTTAAAGTACTTTCAACTATAGAATCAATATTTAAATCGTAAAGAAACCAAAAATAATAATCATAATCTAAAGTAGATCCATATTCCATTAATTTTTTGTATTGGTAGATAGAAGCCCATCCATAATCAGGAACTATTAGTTCAATTTTAAATTGGGGGTGGTTACTCCAGTGAATCATACCTCTTTCAGGCCAATTAATGACTGGGTTTTCTTTGCTAGTTATAGTATAATCTGCTATTTCAGTAATTTCTTTAGGTAAAGGAATAGGAGAGTATACTAATGAATCAACTCCTAATTCTTTAAGTTTTTTTATATTTTGAAAAAGAACTGTAAGTTTTTCCCAAGTATCACAATAGCTATTTATTAAAGCTAACTTTTTCATTTTTTTAATAAATGTTTTACTTTACTAATAACCATTTGGGGAGTAATTGATTTTTGACAAATATGTTGTTTATTTGTTCCCTTCCAAATAGGACACCAGTCCCAGTCTCCAGCATCAAATACAAAATTAGGATTAGTCCAACAGGGAAAACAATTATCGGTCATTATACGTGTAACACGAGAAGTAAATTCATGATTTTTTTCTGCAAAACCATTTATCATTACTGTGTGTTTCCCAATAGACCAGTTTAACCATGATAAACCTGAACCTAAGCCTATAAATAAATCTGCATGGTAAAGAATATTTGCTACATCTTCCATAGGGTGTCCATAATGATTTATAACTCCTGGGATGGTAAATTCATTTTGAGTTAAGCTAACTATAACATAACCTTGTTGGTTGAGTAGTTTAGATAATGTTACCCAATAATCGTATTTCCATTCTTTACAACCTGCGGTAGCATTAGGACCTATTACAATATATTTTTGTTGGTATGGTCTTTCTTTTTTAGGGAAGCTTACACCATAATTTAATTCTTTAAATTCTAATCCTAAAATATCGGTAGCTGTAGCTTGCATAGGAATAGTATTACATTGACGTGGATGTCTATCAAAGTTTTTCCAACCATCTTTTTCGTCTCTAAACCAACCAATACGATAATGAGCAACACAACCAGTAGCGTTACCGGGTTCAATAAATTCTACATCTTTATAAGCTTTAACTCCTTTAAACCAGTCATTATGAAATGTAGATATTACTACTTTACAATTATGTTTTTTAGCAAATTCAACAGCATAGGGAGTCCAACCTAAGGTATCACCAATAGATTTAGATTCTAAAGAAATTAATACACGTTGTCCTTTTAGATTTAAACGAGCATGTTCTTTACCATTAATTTTAATTAACCAAGGTATATAATATTCTTTACCACATTGAGTCCACATATTATTAGATATAGTATCAGAATATATAACTTGATTTGTATCAGAATTAATAAACTCAACTAAATAAGATTTAGATAAATCTCCTAAAATTTCAACTTTAGGTTTACCTATAAAATTAACACTTATAGTATTAGTATCTTCAGGTTCTTTGTAATTGTCAATAAATTCTTGAAGTGTTTTAGCTCCTATTTCACCAATACGTTCCCAATTAAAATCACGATGAATGATTTCTGCTTCTTTTACAGCACGTTTTTTATGTTTATTATAATTAACGTAAGCGTCTCGCATTACACGAGCTAAATCTTCAAAATCAGGTTCATAGTAATTACCTACTACTGAATTAAAGTGATTATAGTTAGCATCTAATGCAGAACGTTCACCTAATACTTTGACTGGTAATCCTTTACCTTTAGCAAACTCCATTTGAGCACAACATGCTGAATAAATTGAGGGTGTGCCACAAGCCATAGCCTCAATTAGAGGTAAATTCCATCCTTCACTACGAG